AGAATACCCTACTGATTGGCTCAAAGAGCAAGGTTGGGGTAAAAAAGCTAAAGCTGAGAAAAAAGCTCCAGCTAAAAAAGCTGAGAAAAAAGCTCCAGCTAAAAAGGCTCCAGCTGAAAAAGCAGTTAAAAAATCAGACGTAGAAGATAAAGCAGTTAAAAAAGACGTCGAAGACAAGTAGGAGGTCTAAATGGCTTTCTCAACGGCAGCTGACGTAGAGTCTTATACCCAAATAGACTTTGACTCTAGCTTAGAGACTCATTTAACTAACAATCTCATACCTTTCGTAGATGCCGCTATTAATCAATATGTCGGTTACAACCTTTCACATGGTACTAAGACCGAGACATTTACTGGCGACCAAACACACGAAATATTTTTAAGACATCTACCTATACATTCCATTACATCTGTAGTGGAAGATGATACAACATTAACAGAAGGTAATTCTGCTGATTTTGTTTTTTATGATAGTGGTAGGTTAAGAAGATTAGGTAAGAGATGGTCTTATGCTAAAGAACAAAACATTGTAGTAACTTATGTATCTGGGTACACAGCATTTGATGGTGGATTAGACACCGATTTACCAATACAAATAAAAATGGTTTCTGCAAGAGCTGCTGCAAGAATACTAGAAAACACTTTATCAGTATCATCACAACAAGAACCTGGAGAAATATCTGCACAAGGTTCATCTGATGCTGGTAACTTTAATCTAGCAATGTCAGAAAGAATAGGTGATTATTCAGCTGATTACGGAGTAGGTGTTGATGCACTATCGACAGCACCATTAACTCAATCAGATATGAATCTATTGTCACCTTATAGAAAGTCTTACTTTGTGTAATGCCTAATAAGCAGACTCCATCAATAGAAGAGGCAAAAGAATTATTCAAAGCTAACCCTCATTACAAGTTAAAAGATTTTGCTAATGATTGGGGCGTCTCTATAGAACGTGTAAGGCAAATCAAAAAAGAAGCAGGCATAGTTCCAATGTCAGAAATAGACACGAGTATTGTTGAAATAATTTTAGAGAGAATAAGAAACGGTGAAGCAACTTTGACTAATCGTGAACTATATAAAGGATTACCAGTAGGTTACGACAGATTTAGAACATGGATGATGAAAGATTCTAGTATTAAAGAACAATGTGATTTAGCTAGAGAGGAATACTTATCTACTGATAAAGTAGAAAAGAAATGCTATAAATGTGAAATTATAAAACCTATAGATACATTTAATAGAAGTCAAAAGTATCAAGATGGATTCAATAGATATTGTATAATTTGTCAGGAACAGATTATAGAGGAAAAAGATGATGTTAAAAGAAAGACTTGTTTTATGTGTAAGCAATCTCTATCAGTTAAATCTTTTAACAAAAATAGAACTATGAAAGATGGATATTCTTTATTTTGTAAGAATTGTCAAAGAAAAGAACGTAGGTCTAAGAGAAGACTAAATAACTTAACTTCCTAATCTAACTGCTAGATTTATAGTATGGCAGGCTCATATCCCGAACGTTTATTAATACATAGAATATCTATTCAAAGAACTGTTGGTGCTAATTATGACACTCGTGGTTTAGATTCAGATGTATGGACTAATGTAGCTACTAATGTACCCACTCGTATGGTCTTTGGTAGTGAAACAGAAAGTAGAGATGGTAGAAATACTGTCGTGCAAAACTGGTCAGCATACTTTACTGGTACAGTAGATTTAAAGTCATCTGATAGAATTTACTGGGATGATGAAGACCAATATTTTGAAATTAGTAGTGTAAGGAAGAGTCACAATCGAGTAGGCAGATTATTCTCAGTACAAGCTGAACTTATTTATTTCGAGTAATGCCTAATATATCAACAAAAAGTGTTGCTGGTCAGTTTGGTGAAGAAACTAAGGTAATAACAAAAAAGACCTACGTATCTGAAGGTCGTAAAGATGTCCTTCTATCCAGAAAACAAGAAGCTTCAGCCTTTCGTATTCTAAGATATTATAACTGGTCAAAGTCATTTGGAATGAAAACTCAGTTTCTTAGTAACATGTCCAATGCATCATATGGTATATTACAAACTCTAAATACAGTTTCTGCTTTCGCAACTTCTGATAGTTTAGTTCGTTCTATTGCTGCTCGTTATGGTTGGGTTGTTGCTGGTAGAGCTTTTGGTAGAGTTCAAGGTAAAGTTTTACCACAGGGTGGAGGACCTTTTGGTAGGTTCGCACGTGTTAAAGGTGGTCAGTTTTCAAGAAAAGTATTAGGTAATTTTATGAACTACTTTACTACAACGACTATGGAATTTGAAAATGTAGCTGGTACTCAAAGAAAAATAATGAAACAATTACAAACTGCTGGAAGTATAGGACCAACTTGGGCTGGTATGGCACTAGCTGAAGCTATAACTGGAGCACCTGACCCTTATGCTACACAGGCTAGAAAAGTTATGAAAGGTGGTAGGGAAAGAACAATGAAAAGAGATGCGGGTTTTGCCTCAGATGCAGAAGCAGGTAAGACAGATTCGTATTTAAGTAAAAGAGCAGACATATTACAAAGAATGGGTAGTGCTGGTATGAGTGCTCCTGAAATGACATATTTAATAAAAGCAATGGAACAAGGTGGCGACCCTGACGACATAATGAAAAAATATAATGCCCTTAGTTCAGACATAATGAATACTTTGAATAAACACGCAAAACTAGGAACTGGTGGAACTACAGGTCACATGGGACAACGTGCAAGGTTTATTCAGCAAGATATGACCGACAACATGGGTAGACCTGTCATGGAAACAGCTTCCAATATTACTGGATATGATGATACAGGCACTCTTGGATTTGGAAGTCATTATCTACAAAATCAGTTTAACGATGGTACTGGTGGAGGTCCTAGTTTTTATCCTAAAGCAAATAAAGAAGAATCTATAGTCCGAGGTGGTAAAGCTTCTGTAATTGAATATTCCACTACAGATGATACATTTGGTAGTTATACACAATTTAATGAAGATGCTACTCAAGTACAACAACAAAGAGTAAATGAGATACTTTCTGAAGCATTAGGTGTAGATTTATACAAAGGACCTCAACAAATATTTGAAAGTTATTTTGGTGGCTCTGGCACTCAAATGGGTCCTACTGAAATGAAGTACGGTAAAGATTCTAAGCGAACAAGTTACGAAAAAATTATTGACCCCAAAACTGGTAAGTATGCAGGAAGTAAAGAAAAAATTACTGGTGGTACTTTAAAAGATATGACTGGAGAATACAGTGAAGTAAGTAATCAGATAGACCAGACTAATTATAGACTTGTTCGTTCTTCTAGTAATCCTAAAGAGCATAACTATATTGCTTCAAGACCTGATATTATCAAAGGTTTAAGAATGATAGATGCTAAAAATCTTCATAAGAAAAATCCAAAAGGTGGCTTCTTAGCTTACGGTATAGAACTTTATCAACATAAAGGTCTTAGAGATGTTGAACAAATAGAATATGGTGGTCCAGCTACTGACTTGTCAAGAAGTTTAAGAAACAGAACAGATAGATATGTATATGCTAGAAGTATGTTTGTTCATCAAGCAGCACAAAAAGCAGCTAATAAATTAGGTTTAGACGCAAACTTAAAATTCTCAAACCGTAAAGCAGATGTTATGGGAACTTTAAGGAAACGTCAGACTAAAGCTATTTCTCAATATCAAAAAGATAAAAATCAACATACTTCTACGAAAGGTGGGTATACATTATTAGTAGATAAGAGAGTAAGGGAAATACTTAAAGAAGATTTAAAACGAGCCAGAAGTCCAAGGATTGTAGATGGCAACAAGCTTCAATTTAATGATATGAAAGTTTCGGATAATTTAATTCAAGCTGGAGAATACAATAGCCTGAGAAAAGGTGCTAACACTGTTTACTTTACTGACGATGCAGGAAATAGATTATCACATACTTTAAGCCCTAAAGATTACCCACCAGAATTTTTAAATGAATTTGATAAGTTAGAAAAGGATTTAAAAAAGAACTTAACAAGTATATCTGGGGATATGCCTTTATCTGATGAATATTACTTATCAGGTGCTTTTGCTAGGTCTGATGCCCGAAGAAGACAAGCAGGAGTTTTAAGTGATGACTTACCTAGAAATGAATATGGAAACAGAAGACAACTTACACCTAGTCAATTAAGAAGACAAAATTTTAGAGTTAGGGGTGGTGTTTATACTGAAGATGACATTCTTAGCCAAGCCCTTGCTGAAACAGCAGAAGAATTGTTTCCAGAATATTTGAACGAACTTTCTACTATACAAAAAGGAATTGAAGATGAAATAAAGATTAAAGTTGAACAAGGTCAAGCTGCAATCAAGAAACAAAAACTTAAAGGCGAAGCAAAACGTAAGGCATTTAGCGATTTAGAATTTGAAGCAGACCAAATGTACGAGAAAGGATATCAAGATGCTGTTACACGAGCAACTGATAAAGTTCTTGGTAATTTAAATGCTACTCATCCTGTAGTAAGAGAAAAACTAGATAGTATAAACAAGCAGATTGAAGGTGTTATTAGAGGTTCTGGTAACAGAAGTATAAGTCAATTTAAAATGGCACCTGTCATGATTCAATCTAAATACACCCAATACCACAATGCATTAATGAAAGGTGAAGGAGCAGCAGCAAAAGATATACTTAATGAGTTGACCGACGATGGAAAAATTAAATTAAAAGCAGTTGAAAATCATTTAGGATACAAAATGGAATTAATTGGTAGCCAGGCAAATGGTAATCCTATTTATAGAAGAGTTACATTATCAGAGAGTAATGATTATAAAACTGAAGAAATAGTTTTTAAGGGTACCCCTTATAGAGAGGCAACTGCGATTGTCAATGGTAAGGAAGTTAAATATAAAATTAGAGTAGATGAGGGCGACCAAGGTATCAAAAATTATAGAGATTTAGAAAGAAACCAGAAAAAAGGTAACGCTGGTTTAAATGATATAGGTGGTGTTGGTTCAAACATAAACAAAAGCAAATCAAATAAATTTGGCGACCCAACAGGACAACAAGCTTTAAAGGATTTAAAAAAAGGTGATTATAGATTGTTTGGTGGTCTTGGTAATGCATCTGACATATCTGCTAATAAACTTCTTGAAGGAGTAGATAGTATGTTAGACAGTCCTCAATCTAAAGACCTTATGCGTGCTTATAAGGATGTACGAAGTCATGTTATAGTAAACGGAGCAGGAACAGTAATAGGAGGTTTATATGGTGGTGAAGGTCAATTTGAATCTATTGCAGGTGGTCAAACTGGAAAAGCGACTCCTAAGTTAAAAAAAGCTTTAACAAGAATTACTTCACTTAGTTACAGTAATGAAGAAATGTTTACCCTTCTACACCTATTTCTAGCAGTAGAGGAAAATCAAGAAGTTAAAAAAGAATTACTTGCCGTATTTGACCCAACAACTGATTATGGAAAATTAGCTACAGGTCAAAGTACTAAAAGAAAAGGACATTCATTAGGAGAGAGATTTGGTGGTGGGTCTAGGATTTTAGATTCATTTATGATAGAACAAATGAAAGCAATACTAAGAACTAATTCAAATAGAAGTAAGATAGATTTATTCTCTCTTGTAAGAGTTAGATTAAGGTAATAACCTAAACTTTCTTTAAATAAGTTAGTATGAAAATATGCCAAATACATTAGATACAGGTCAAAAAGCACCACCTGACGCAGAAATTATATTACGTAAGTGGGCTCTAGCTCAAACAGCAATAACTGACATTGTTGGACAAAACATAGCTACTAGACTACCTAGAGAAGCAGCACTACCTTTTTTAACTTTATATAGAGCAGGTGGACAATTAGTAAATCCTATGTCAGAAGTACACATGCAAGCAGCTTTAATGCCTATGGATTGTTTTGCTGGTAAATGGGGAGGGTCAGCTAACACTGGTACTCCTGATTATGGAAAAGCATATGAACTTTCAAATGCCGTGATTCAGTCAGCTTTCAACTATAGTAATGGGTATATAACATCTGATGATGATACTCCGTTAAGAGCGAAGATTTACGGGTTTCAAATAATGCAGATGCCTACCAGAGTAGAAGAAACTGCAACTGGACTAGGTAGGTACTCAATAGCATTGAGTATGATGTACAGAGCAGTATAGGAGATTTTATGTTTGGAAAAGAACACAAAGTTAAAGTAAAGATTCATCCTTTGTTCTCACAGAACAAAGCTAAAGATGTTGTGACTGGCATTATGTTCAGTCAAAACGAATGGGTAGAGATAGAGTCCAAAGACTGGGATAGATTAAAGGAAAAAAACTGGACACTTAAGGGTGACAGTTATCCTTTATTAATTATTGCAGACGAGGAAGTCGCTGAAGAAGAAGACAATGATGCTTCAGATGACTATGTGGGTAAAGATATTGAAGACTTTGCCTTAGATGGCAGTGTCTTGCAAGATACTGAAGTAGAAGAAGAGTAATTAGGAGATAATTATGCCAAGCACAAATGGTACAATATCCGAAGTTATTGTTGGTACTGGTGTACTTTATGTTGCAGCAATCGCTAATGATGGTAATGCATCAGGTGATTACGTAGCATTTCCAACAGATGACGGTGCATCCGCATGGTCTGACCCTGCGTCTAGCTGGGTTGACGTTGGATATTCTGAAGACGGTTGGACTCTTGAAATGGATAAAACATTTGAAGATATCATGGTCGCAGAAGAAATAGACCCAATTGCTACCTTCAAGACTGCTCAAGAAGTTAGATTAACTGGTGAACTTGCACAAGCTTCACAAGCTAACTTACAAGTAGCTCTTGGTGGTGGAACAATCACAACTGGTGATGGTTCAAACGGATACCAATCTGGTTATAACGCTGTTATGCCTCCAGCAACAGATGACTTTGATGAGAAATCATTATTGTTAATTGTTGATGGACCTGCTGGTGCAGATAGACATGTAGAAATTCCACGTGCAGTAAACGTGGGAGCTTTCTCAATGGCTCATCAAAAAGCACCTCAGAAGGTTGTTATTGCAACTGAGTTTAAAGTACTTAAACCAAAATCCGTAGCACAGTACACAGAATTATTCAGAATCATTGATAATACAAATGACTCTGACGTATTCGACATTAACTAAAGATAGTTAAAATTAAATAATAATGATAATGATTGGAGGTCGGCGTGGCTGACAAAAGATACAAAGACTTCGACGAAGCGTCGAAGGAAGAAGCAAAAGAACCTATTCAGGTTAAATTAAACGGTAATATATATACCTTTCCCCCAGCACTACCTGCTAGAACTGTTTTAGCACAAATGCGTTGGATGGACGAAACAGGAGCAATGCCTACAGCAGCTGTTCCAGAATGGCTTTCATCTATTGTAGGTGAAGAAGTTATGGAAGACATACTTGATGAAGGTGCTACATGGGAACAATTAGAAGAGTTACTTCAATACCTATTAGCAGAATATCAAGTAGTTCAAGAAACCGATGCTGAAGTAGACGTTGAACCAGAAGAGGGTGACGAAGACAGCCCAAAATAACTTTCGAGTCCATGGAGATAATCTATCGGTGGGCTCAAGTTGAAGCAGATTTTCAAAGACACTATCTTGTAGAAGACCCAGGTATACTGACATGGAGAAGATTCATGTTGTTACTTGTTAATTTACCTGTAGATTCTTCATCTTTTTACGCACCATTTTTAAATGCTGCACAAGAAGGAACTAAATATAAATCAGAGTCAGGTCTTACACCACCTAAGGGATGGTACAAAGCAGAACTTGATAGAATCAAAGGACGTAATAGACCAAGGAAGCAATTATCAATTGACCAATTTGTAAAGGAGAGCAAAGGACAAGGTAAAAGTAGATAGGATATGGCTAAAGACGCATCGATAAAGGTGATGCTTGAATTTCAAGCAAACAACGCATCACTATCAAAAGCAACTAAAGGTATAGCTAATGAGCTTAGTACCCTTCAGCGTAAAACCGCAACAGTAGCGTCATCCATGACTTCTTTCGTACCAGCATTCGCTGCAGTTGGTGCAGCAGCCTTTTCAGCTTTTTCATTCGCAGGTAGAGCAGCAGTACAATTTCAAGACTCATTTGCAGGTGTTAGAAAAACATTAAATTTCTCAGGTACTGCAGCAAAAAATCAAGAAGAAAACTTTAGAGCTTTAGCTGATTCCTTAGTTGACATATCAAGAACAACACCTATGGCTGCAAATGAACTTGCAAGAATAGGTGAAATTGGTGGTCAGTTAGGTATATCAGCTGGTGCTATTACAAAATTTACAAAAACTATATCACAACTTACTGTAGCAACAACAATGTCAGCAGAGGAAGCTTCCTTTGCTTTGTCAAGACTTGCAGCTATCACTAGACTACCTGAAAGAAATTTAGGTAACTTAGCTTCTGTACTTGTTAGATTAGGTAACGAGTTTGCAGCTACTGAAGGTGAAATAGTGAATACTGCAATGAAGATTGCTTCAGCTTTAGAGCTACTTGAATCACCTACTTCAAATGCAGCAGCAGACTCATTAGCTTTAGCAGCAGCATTAAAACAAGTTGGTCAGCAAACACAAGCTGGTTCTACTGCGGTTGCTAGGTCATTAGACATTATGGCTACTGCTGTACTACAAGGTGGTAGGGAGCTTTCATTATTTGCAAAAGTAGCAGGAATGACATCAGACACGTTTAGGAACCTCGCGGAAGCATCTCCAGCACAAGCTTTCGTAGCTTTCTTAGAAGGATTACAAGCAGTTGGTAATGCTGGTGCAGATACAGTTCAATTATTAGAAGAATTAGGATTAGGTCAGCAAAGAACATTAAGAGCTTTACGTTCTATGGCTTTAGCTTCAGATGATGTTAAAGATGCTTTAAGTTCAGCTAACGAAGAGTTTGCTTTAAATAATGCTTTACAAACAGAAGCAGAAAAAAGATATGAAACAGTTGTTTCTCAATTAGGAATGCTGAGAAATAATATTACAGCTTTAGGTATAGAGACTGGTAATCAATTACTAGAACCACTTAATGAAGTTATTGATGGATTGACAACAATTGCTGGTGGTACAACATCTGATGAGTTAAAAAGAATAGTTGCAGGATTTGCACTTATGGCAACTACCTTAAATGGAGTAATGGTTGCCAGAAAAAAAATGTTACAACTTAATCAAGTTGCACAAGGTAGTGGACTTATGGGAACTGGTGTCGATGGAAGTATTAGTTTTCTTGGTGATGCTTTACCTGGTCCAAAAGAATTACTACATAGAAGAAGAGCTAGAAAAATTCAAGGTAGAGGTGGTTCAACATTTAATAGAAAAGATTTTCTTGCTCAACAAGCAGGAATGGGAAGACAAACTAGAGGTTTTGAAAACATATTAAAAAATGCAGACGTAATGGATGTTGATGTATTTGATGCTCAAGCTAATCAAGCTTTGTTGGATAAAACAGGTGGATTTACAGACCAAGCACCTGAAGATGTTAGATTTTTAGGAGCTGATGGTACAGAAAAATCATTAAGTGGTGCAGAGCAAAATAGATTGGGATTGTTGCAGGCTATGAATCAAGAAACTGTAAAACAATCTAGTGAATTAATTAAAATACAAGATTTAGAGTCTTCAATAGCAGAATTAAAACAAGAAGCACTAGGTTTTGCTGAAGAAGCAAATGTATTATCAAAAGATGAAGCTGCTACTAAGAAAAAAGACCCAGATAAAATTAAAAACATAAGTGATGGTATTAGTGACACACTAAAGGAATCAAGCAAAGTAGATTTTGGTGACGATGAGCAGAGCTTTAAAAGAATACAAAAATCTGCTGTGGACTACAATGTTGCATTACAAAGCCTTGCTGAAGCTGAAAATAGATTAATTACAGCTGAAACTGAGTTAAAAGGTGTAAAAGAAATAGGAACTGCTGACTATACCAAACAATCACAGGCTGTACAAAATGCCAAAAATGATGTTGATGAGTTTACAAATTCAGTTGAAAAAACAGGTGAAACATTAAAAGATAATATTAAGGAAATAGATGGAAATGGTGTTGAAATAGATGCTTTAGCAAAAGATTTAAACGGTTTAGTCGATGAATATGAGGGTGTTGAAAATGCATCAAGTAAAGTAACAGCACAACAAAGAGCTGATGCTGAAAAAGCTCAAGCTTCTCTTACTGAAACAACTGCAAAAATTAATGAACAAGAACGAGAATTAAGAGAACTTCAAGCAACTTCAGCACAGGGTGGCTTCGTAACACAAAGTGTTGGTGCAAGTTCTGGAATATTGGGACCAGACCCTGCAAAAACAGATACTGCATTTAGAAGCGTAGGAAATAGCATAAAAGTCCTTGGTGGAAATATGACTGTATTTGGTAATGAAACCCAAAAAACAGCAGGAGTATTTAAATCTTTCTTAAGAACATTATTTATGAGTAGGAAACAACTTTTAGCTAACAGTCAAGCTGTTGTAGCATCTGCTAATTCAACAACTGCTATGAAAGTTGCTACTCAAGGTTTAACAAATGCCATGATTGGTCTAAAAGCAGCAACAGTATCCTTGCTTGCTTCTCTTGGAGCAATGGTTGCATTTGGTGCAATTATGGGTTATCTAATGAAGTTGTGGGAAAATGCCAAAAAAACATCTGCAGCTATTAGAGAAATTGGTGATGAGATTAAAGGTGTTATAGACCTACAAGATGAATTAGTATTTAGCAATCTGCAAAGAGGTTTAATAGAAGATGCTTTAGCAAATGAAATGAAAAAGAGAAGTCCAGACCAAACATTAATTAAAACATTTCAACAACAATTATCTGATATGGATGAAGGTATTAATCAAGCTAAATTTAATATAGAAGAAAATATGGCAGAAATTGGTAAAGCCTTATTACTTGAAACAACAGAAGATGGTGTAAACGTTGAAGCAAGATTAGAAGGTATAAATAGAGCATTAGGTGATACATTTGATTTGAATGAATTCTTTGTCGAAGTAGGAAAACAGATAACTGATTTTGAATATGCAACTACTAGAACATTATTAAGAACATTACAAAATTTAGAAGAAACCCAAGATGAAATAGATAGTTTAAGAGCTGGTGGAGCTACAGCTGCAACTAGCCCAAGGTTAAAAGAATTAGAACAAGAGATTGCAGTATTTGATGTACTTAGAGAAATACAAAGACAAACAGGAGATGAATTTGAAGATTTCTTAAAAGGTACTGGAGATGTATTCGGTAAGAACTTTCAGGATACTTTCTCAGGTTCAATACTAGGTGGTGAGGGTGCATTATCTGACAATATTTCTGGTAGTTTAACTGAGAGATTTGGGTTAAGTTTTAAAGAATTGGAAGATGGAAGTGTTGGAGTATTTCAAGCAATAGAAGAAGGCTACACAGATATGTATGGAAATATTGCAAGTGTAGCACAGGAACCAATAGCTGTACTAGCGGCTGATACTTTCCTAGATGCAGATAAAAACCCAGTAGATATGGATAAAGTGTTAAATGACTTATCTGCATACATAATTCTTGCAGAAACTCTAAGGTCTCAAGCAACTGGTAAAAAAGCTGCAAGCTTGGCTTCACAAAATTCTACTTTTATACAAATGCAAAATGAAGGCTTAATTAAACAAATGCAATTCTTAAAAGCTAATGGTGTAATTATGCAAGATGTTGACCCTCATAAAAATAGGGCAAGAGCTATTCAAATGGTGAGTAATGCTACTAGAGTTTATCAAAATCAACAAATACAGAAAGCTCAACAAAGTGCTAATTCATTAGGAATACTTGAGTTCCAAATGAGCAAATTTGAAAAAGCTCTTAATGAAAGTCTTCAAAGGTCAGCAGGTACTTTAGCAAGTGTATTTTCAGAAATACCTATAACAGTTAGAAAAGGTGTTGATGAAATGTTAAACGAAATGGTTATAAAAGAAGCTAGACTTAAAAACTTCCAAAATGATATAAAAAGACTTTCAAGTATTGCTCCTATGTTAGCTAAAAACTTAGCTGACCAAGGATTAGCTGCTAGACAAATGTTAACTGACTTATTATCAGACCCAGTTGCAGCATTCTCAATGGAAGCCTCAATGAATAGAATTGCACCTTTCCAAGCTGAAAAATTAGGTTTAAGTGAAGAAGAAATCGAGAGAATGCAAGATGCTGGTCTTAGATTAGGTGACTCAGCTTCTGAAGGTATTATTGTAGGTATTCAAAATAGACAAGCTGAATTAGAAAAAGTATTAATTAGTTCAGTTAAAGGTGCAATTGACGCAACAGCATATTACATAAAAGAAGGTTCTCCATCTAAATTAACTATGGAAAAGCTTGGTGAACCTATTGGTCAAGGTATTGCATTAGGTATTTCAAATGAAGAAGACGGAATTGCAGGAGAACTTGTTCGTGTTGTAGAGAATGCAATCGAAGAAACAGAATTACTTTTAATGGAAACAAGTGAAGGTATTTCTGAACTTACAAGAGCACTTACAACCATGTTTGCAGTTACAGCTGGTAAAAGAGCATTAACTGCTGCTAATTATACTGTTCAAAAATCTGAACAAGCTCTTATGGCTACTAGAAGAAAGAATGCAACCTTACAGGAAAGAATCACAAAGAATCAAATAGCTCTTCAAAAAGCAGAACTTGAAGGTAGAAAAAATAATATAACTATGTCTGAAGAAATGAACATTCTTCAACAAAAAGTTGCAATAGATGAAATGAAGAGAACTATGAGTGGTAAGAAAACTGCTTCTGAAAGAAAAGCTATTGCAAATGCTGAAAAAGAATTGGAAGAGTTAAGACTTGCTGCAGAGGCAGGAATTGTAGATACTTTAGATGTAGAAGTTGCTGAAGAAAAACTTGCTGACTTAAAAGGTACTAACAAATCTATTGAAGAGCAACGTATTGAAATATTACAACTTGCTGAAGCTGAAAAGAAATTACAAGAAACAGAAAAAGAAGCTAGAGAGGTTGACGAACAACTAATTTCTTTAAGAGAAGAAAATATTAAGTTACTTGATGAAGCTGCTAATAAATCATTTGAATTACAAACTGCTTATGATAATTTAGAAGCATCAACTGAAGGTGTATTTAATGCAGAAATGAAGTATGCAGAAGCTAGAGATAAATTTGATAAATTTGTTAAAGCTTCACCTGACTTATTCGCTGCACTAGTCGAAGGATATGGTGGTGTAGGAAGCACTATAGATGCTATTACAACTAAAACTCTTAACTTAGTAAATAAAACTGAAACTGGTGCTGATAGAGCAGTTCTTGCACTACAAACAATAGTCACTGAGGCTAATAAAACTGCTGCACATTTGACATCATTAGATTTATTAGCAGATACACGTTTTGAAAGTGCACCACAAGAAGCAATGGATATGAGAAACACAGTTGGTACTGCAAAAGAATTTTTAGAAATATTTAGAGGAACTCCTTTGGAAGGATTAATAAATAATTTCAAAGGTATGTCAGCTACAGGTTCTGGTAGAACATCGGCTATGGATAGGTCAGTATTCAAAGATATAGATGACTTTATGGCTTCAGAGCAAGCACTTTCAGATGCAAGAGCAGGTAAAGATATTACTTTTAGTGATTTTTCAAGAGCTCTTCAATCTTATTTAGGTGTTGCAACAAATGTTGATACAGCAGGTAATATAAACTTCGCTGAAGACCAATTAGAAGGACTAGGTATTGCTGATACAGCTGGAGTTGCTCAGGCTAAAGGAACAATAGGTAATCAAAACTTTGGAACAGCTGTATTGGGAGCCAGTGGTGATTATTTGACTGGCGAAATGAATGACTTATCAAGATTGGCACCTAATGAAAGAATAGAATACAACTACTCTATGTCTCAGGCTCAACAAAAGAAATTAGGTTTTACTCCTACTACATATGACGTAACAAATATAAATGATTTAGTAAAATTGTTTAATAGAGCTACTGGAACTAGTGGAAACAGTGAAGAAAAAGTATTGGAAGCATTAGGCATGAAAGGTCTTCCAGGAAAACTTGGAGACCCTAGTAAAACAATAACAGAAACTGGTAGGGAAATGTCAACTTCCCTTGACCACTTACATGTATTTCAAAGAGATAGAAATAAGCAAAATTACAAAGATACACTTTTAGGTAATGTTTCCAAATTATTAGATACATTAGGAGAGGGTAGATACGAATATCTATTAAAGAGAAAATATGGTGGTGGTATGAAGCCATTTCAAAGAGCACTTGTTGGTGAGTACGGACCAGAAATGGTAACTGCTTTACCTCAAGGTGGATTAAGAGTAACACCTCAAGGTTCTGAAAGAGGTGGTAGTATTAGTATCAATAGTTTGAATGTAAACGTAACGGGAGTACCTACTGACCCTGTACAAGCAAGAAAAGCTGCTGTACAAATACAAAAGGCTTTAGTCAAATTAGATAAAGAAGGTGTTTCTGGTACAGGATTGTCGAGGAGATAATGGCACATAAAGTACATATTGGTAGATTATCATTTACATCACCTGGTTCTATAAATTTTGATTCATCTGATGGTGGAAGAAATTTAAGTTTTAGAGGTAAAATTGGTGGTGTAGAAATAACGCTTGACCATATTAAATATATTAGAGATGAATTGGTTTCTATTGCTGCTTATGGATTAACTGTACCATTTAGATACGACGGCGATTCAAGTTATGATGGATATGTTAAAGTTAACTCTAGTTCTGTCAGTACTCAAAGATATCAACGTGGAGGTTTCAGCTATAGTGTAGATTTAGAATACTTAGGTCGCTCAGGCGAAGTAGTATTTGAATCAAGGTTTACTGGTGCTTTGCTAGATAATGACCATAGTGTTACAGCTACTACAAATCAATTTCATGCAAGTCCAGGTAATCATTATAACTACTATCATCCTTCAGAACCTACTGATGGTACTAGATTAGCTAATGATGAAACAAGTACTGCTATTGGTGCTTCAACAACTTTAAGATTAAAAACTGATAATAATTTAAGAAACTCTAATGCAACATTTCATGTTGAACCTGAAGATTTTTATAAAGGTGCTTGTCTAATTAAAACAGGTACATACGATAGTGGATTTACTTCTAGCAATAATGTACAAACAATGAGTGACACTGCTAATGAAGTCAGGTGTGGTTTATTCTCATCAAACAAACCAACAGCTCTTACTTTAGAAAATGGTTTAATAAAAATACAATTTAGTGCTTCGACTACCCAAGCATTATTTACAAGCTATATCTATGATGTATCAGATTATCAATCTAGTAAAGATTGGGTTTTCTCTAAAGGTACACCAACAGGCTCTGAACAATTAGGAGATAATTGGTTAGGCTGGAGAACTATGCAAATATTAAAAAATCACCCAGAATGTGCAACAGTAAGATGTACTACCTATCTTAATGCTGATAGTAAAGATGGAAGATTAGTAGTAGATTTTACATTGCGTAGAGGTTCTCATCATGTTTCTATTGTTGCGAATCAATATACATCTAGTAGATTTAATTTATCTTTAGCAACAGCTTCAGGAACAAATGCTTCAACAGGTACGGGATATATTTATGACGGTACTTCTAGTCCAGAAGATGGTAATAAATGGTTATTAGGAAGTCCTGATAGTGCAGCTTCATCTGCACAATTTGATTTAGCTAGAGAAATGTTATATAAAACAGGAGCACAAATGAAAGCATACATAGGTTATGAACTTGCACAAGAAAATGGAAGTATAAACACTGCTGATACAAGAGACTCTGTAAGAGACCAGTATTTAGATAATGTTTACGAATATCAAAAATTAGTTAAGTCATAATGGCAGTAACAGAAAAATTAATGGCTCAGGGTTCATTTAATTTACAATTAGATTATAACAAATTACCCAACTCAGTTTTAAACTCAATAGATGCTTGGGACCAAATAGTAATAACACCTTCAAGAGTTACAGAAGATGAACTTAATGATGCAGCTATGCTTACATCTTCTGAATATGTTGGTGTAGTAAAATCACTTGGTCTTGGAGATGATGCAGTAGATATAGAAGGTGCTGGATTAGGAACTTATTTAGGAGACGGTGGTAGTCGTGGTATGCCTATTTCTGACCAAGGTGACATATCAAATATGAGAAGTTTTGAAAATAAATCTTTACAATTTGTTTTAGATAATAAAGATGGAACACCTTATGGAATATTGAGAGATGGTAGAGACGGTGGTCTTAGAAGTATAAGACCTGGCACAATAACAAATCCAACACAAGAAAGCACTGATTTACTTTTAAATTTTGAAGGCATAGATGACAGCGTAACAACTACTGACGCAACCTCAAAAAAACATGATATAAATTTTTATGGTAACGCTCACATAAGTACAGACCAAAGTAAATTTGGTTCTACATCTTTAGAATTAGACGGAGATAGAGACTATTTAGAAGTAGACTACTCTTATCACTTTCAATTTGAAGCTGAAGACTTTACTGTTGAGTGGTGGGAGTATAGGGTTGCGTGATAAGTTATGCCACAATTTGATTTAGCAAATGCAAATGTAAGCTCTAGTGGTTTTACAAAAATTAAAAACAGAATAGGTTTTGTTCCCTTTGTTTATGACACAGGATATCCAAATTTAGGTAGCTACATTGATAACGACCCCATACCTTCTGGTTCATCAATATATGCAGAAAGTGTAGGTGGTAGAGTACCATTTGACCCTGACTTTCATAATGGTGTTAGAGGTAATTTAGTTGTAGGATATGGACACACATATAGAAATGAAGGAGCACAATGGAGAGGTTCTGATGCTCTTTTTTATGATTTTTATTCAGTAAAAGAAAACGCTAACGATTCAAATTCGACATCATTTACTATAAACAGTGTAGATTATGCGTTTCCAATACAAAAAGGAGATGTATTTGCTACAACTGATGATGGTGGTAAATACTTAGATGCTTCTAATACTGTAATAACAAAAGGTATAAGAATCAAATATATTGGTGATGATACTTCAACTACTAATCAAAGGTTCTCAGAATCAATAGCAAGTACTCTACTAAGCGAAGATTTAATTGGTTATAAGAATAAAGTTATTTCAGTTTTTACAGGTTATGAAGATTCTTTCCCCTATGACAACACATTAGCTCAAGAACATTTTGATATGATGGTGGGTTTGTGTTTTGCTATAGGAAAAAGTGCTTTTGAAAATACATTTTTTGTAAATAGATATAAATTAGTTGATGGAACATCAGTAACTCAAACAAGTCACTTAACTGCTTATAATGATGCTGGTTACGCTCTAATGTTTTTAGGTGGTAAAGCAAAACCAAGTGATTATCCAAATGGTGACGCTAGTTCAGCAAATAATTTAATATTGGAACACTATGAACCAATTTTAGTAAATGGTGTAAAACTTACTTGGGAAAATGTATTCCTTTGGGACCCTGCGTTAATAAAACAAAGACAAGGTGATATTGATGAATTATTAGGTTCTAACAGCTCTGTTAATCCAACAGCAACTCCTTTGAATCCAGTAACTAATTCACAATGGTATCAAGGTCCTCCAATACCAGAAGATTTTTTTATGGCTAGACCAAATGCACCTGCTTGGTCTGATGTCGTAACATCTACATTACCTTCTGGTTCTGTTAGTAATACAATATTAGAACTACTAACTCAAGGCAGAGAAGATGAAATACCACTCTATTACACTGGAGACGCATCTATTTATGACACAGACCCAGGAAATGAAAACTATTGGGAAGAAGACCCATTTTATCAAAAAGCTTATTCTGCCTTTTGGCAAATAAATAATAGATGGTACAAAGGAAATCAAACTTTTATCGCACCTAGAGCTAAGTCAACAAATGGACCTGCAATTGCTGCACAAGGAGATGGTTCAGTTCCACCTTATATTTTTGGTTTAAATAATGGTTCTGGAGAGCTAGGAGTATATATAACTAGTACTAGAGCTGAAAGCACTATTGATGGCATTACAGGAATAGATAGCACAATTTGGGATATTGCTGACGGTGTAAAACTAGGTGATGTTTCTAATGGTCAATGGGTACATAGAGCAATAACTAGAAAAGGTAATAAATTTACAACATGGGAGAACGGTACTTTAGTTTCTCAATGGACCTCTGATAAGACTATTAAGAGAGTCACTAGAGATGCAAAATCTAGTGGTAGCGATGAAAAAGCATCTATGAATCTTTCTATAGGAAGGAGTCAACATGCGGATTACTTTAAAGGTTATATCGATTCATTAAAAGTTACTAAAGGTGAAGCTTTATATGATGCTAATTTTACACCTTCTACATCTGCTCCTACAATCGACAACACTTCAAATAGTTATACAGGACTACACAATGTTGAATCTGTATACAATGCTTTGAAAAAGATAATGTCTCAGATGGATACAGAATATAAAGTTACTAATGAAGGCAAAATAGATGCAGGACCTAGAGAAAATTTATTTGTCGGTCATGGAACTAATGACCCTCTTGCTATTATTGTAAGAGATTCTTCAGGTGAAGACCCAGGTATTATTGGTTTAAATCCTGATGCTTTGACTACACAGTTTGAGGCTGAAGATTGGGTATCTGGTGTCGAATATCTAAAGAATGTCGGTTCTGATGGTCAAAACATAGACTTAGTAGAAAGATTTTTAACAGATGTACCTTATTATGATTTATTTGGTAACCCTTTAGAAAGAGTTGCATATGTCAACGAACAAGATACAAATGCTCTAATGGCACCAAAGAGAGCAGAAGCTTATTTAGATGAGTTTACAAGAGTTAAAAAATCATTGTCATTATCACTTGAATACTATGACATAAAAGGAGACTTTGAGGTTGGAGATAATATATTTGTTTACGACCCTGAAGTTGGTTTTGTAGATGACTTAACAAAAGCTATTGCTGATGGTAGAACAGCACCTTATGAAGCTATATGGCAGGGTCAATATATAAATCCTGAAAAAATAAGAATTATTGGTATTACTTATCCTATTGAAGATAGCTTTGGAGTTTATTTAAGAAAAGTAGTTAACAGAAATCCTTATACAGTCAGATATATAGATTTATCAGATTATGTAATATTTGAATCAGGTAATACTTCGCTTGATGTAGGAGATTTAGGAAAGCAAATAGGAGATGACTTAAGATTTTCTAATCAGTTATCTGGTACTACTACTGGTAGAACAGAATATAAACCTGGAAAAGTTATCGACCCTGATGATTTGAGTTCAGAAGGTATTAGAACTACAACTAGTTTTTACACAGATGCTTTAGGTACTCAGCAATCTATTATATTTATAGAATGGAGAACTCCTAGAAATACAAGCGGTACTGTTATTGAGAATGGTCTACATTATGAAATATCTGTAGAGCCTGTAAACCCTGCTTTAGGTGATGCTACTAAATACTTTGTACAATGGGGTAACGAAACATTTACTGTTGAAGGTTTACAAAAGGCTACTGATTACAAGGTTGGTGTTCAAGCAGTAACTACAGGTGCAGCTTCTGGATTTGTATACGAAACAATTACAACAGCAGTTGACTCAGTACAGCCTAATAAACCTGCACAAGCTACAACTATTGCAACTATACAGGGTGCAGTACAGATAATACATCATTTAGGTGCAGCAACAGATGATTCAGGTAATCCAGTAGGTACAGTAGTAAACTTTACGTTACCTTCTGATTTATCTTACTTAAATGTTTATGGTTCTACTACTTCTGGTTTTACAGTTGCTGAATCAACTAAATTAGGAAATATACCGTGTGACGCTTCTTTTCTTAGATTAAGTATTCCAGCAGTAGCAACACTAAAAGGAGAGTCTTTAGATAGTTCAGCAACTATGTTCTTTAGATTTACTGCAGTAGATAATGCTGGTAATGAATCAGACCCTTCTGATGAGCAACAAGGAAATGCAGACCTAGTCAAAACTGCAAACATAGACGATGCAGCTATAACAAGTGCAAAGATACAAAACTTATCAGTAGGAACAGCAAAGATTGCTGATGCAGCTATATCAAATGTCAAGATTGGAAATTTAATTGAATCTGATAATTATTCAACTGGTACTTCAGGTTGGTCAATACAAAAATCAAATGCTACATATCCTGATGGTTTTATAGAAATAAATGATGCTTTAATAAGAGGTAACATAACTGCTACAACAGGAAACATTGGTGGTTGGTCAATAGCTAGTAACAAACTAACTGCTGGTAACTTAGAACTAGATGCTGGTAATACAACTATTAAAGGTAATTACTCTGCTGGTTCTTCTGGATTTAGTTTAAATAATGATGGTTCTGTTGAATTTAACAGTGGTACTTTTAGGTCAGATGTTGTTGGTGGAACATTGACTATAGGTGCTAGTGATAAATACGATAATACAACTGATACAGATATTTTTGTAGTTGATGAAAACGGTAACTTATACCTTGGACATCATACTCTTGGTAACGCACCATTTTCTGTAACTAATAGCGGTGACCTCGTAGCAACTTCTGTTACAATTACTGGAGGAGAATTACACATAGGATAATATGGGATTTCATTTAGATACAACAGGTAACGTTTGGTTGGGTAGTGGTAGTTCAGGAACTACTCTTGCTCAAGCTATTACAAATGGTCCTCCTAATTTTTATGTAACAAGTTTAGGTAGCATATATGCTGCTGCAGGAACAGTAGGTGGTATAACAATTGATTCAACTGGTATTTTTGCAAACTACGATGCTGGTAATACAGGTTTTAAAATATTTTCATCTGATGGTTCGGCTGAATTTGATGATGTAACTATTAGAGCAGAGATACAAGGTAGTAGCGTCACAGGTAGTGTGGTTATGGGTTCTGGTGGTGAAATAAAAACTTCATCAGGAACCAGTAGAATAGAAATTGGTAATACTAACGAAACTTATATTAGCTTTATACAAGGAAGTGCAACAACTGGAAGAATCGAGACTATAGCTGGTTCTGGTGGTGCAGATACTTTTAGAATATCATCATTTTTGAATGATGACTTAGAACTATATGCTGGTGGAGGTAGCGGTAAATTAGAAATAACAGCTGGAGAAATTTATATACCTGTAGGTGCAGCTTTATCTTTTTCTGGTGATGATGGCTCACCAGGTGAAGTACTAACTAGAAATAATTCAGGTGGTGCAAACTGGGCAGCAACTTCAGGTCATAGCCACACTGGATATAGTTTCCCTAACTCAGGAACATTATTATCAAACGATAATCATAACCACTCAAATTTATTAGATGGTTCTCACTTACTTGCTAATAATCCACATAGTGTGTATGTACAAAATGCTAATCACTCTCATTCTAACTTTTTAGAAAATGCAGATTTATCAGACTATGTAACAAATAGCAATACAAACTTCTTAAGTGCAGTAGGTCATGTGGCTATGGCAGCAGGTAACGCAGGTGTAGCTCATGGATTGACTTTAGGAGATGTTTTAACAAATAGTAATCACTCTCATGGAAATGTTCATAATCACTCAGGTACAGTCTTAACAACATCTGGAGCTGACAATCTTTATTCAACTCCACACAATCACCCTTATGGAACTGGTAATGGTAACGGTAATGGAAATGGTAATTCTAACTTATCAAATGCAAATGTTGACACTTCTCACGGACCTCACGGTAATGGTAATCATAATCACTCAGGAACAGTATTGACTACTGCTGGGTCTGGTAACCTATATTCAGCACCTCACAATAGCCATAGTCATAACCATAGTAGTTATGTAACAAATACTACTTATAACAATCACTTGAATAACTTACACTTTTCTGACTCAAGGTTAAAGACAAATATTGTAAATACTTCTTTTGGTCTTTCTTACATAAACTCACTAAGACCTGTTGACTATGAATATACTTCAGATACTCTTGATGCATACTTTACTGATGAAAATACACCTTTTTTAAGAGACATGTATACAGGAGTTAAACATGGTTTTATCGCACAAGAAGTAAGAACTTCTACTTTTGATAATCACGCCTCTAATACTGCTTTCGGTGGACTTGGGTATAAAGCTGAATCAGAACAAGACAATTTTGAAGACATACAAACAGTTGACCTAGAACAATTTATAGGTCCTGTTATTAAATCTATACAAGAATTATCTGCTAAGATAGACTTGTTAACAGCTAGAGTTGAAGAACTCGAAGGAGTATAATGACACACGAATATAAGATAGTCGACCCATTAGAGACTGAAAGTACAGAAGAAAAGTTGGACAAACTTTATATACAAATTCATGCACTAGAAAAGCATCACTTAGTTTTAGATGCAATTGAGTCACCTAATGAAGAAGAGACAACTGAAATTGAGGCTATCGAATCTCAATTAACTTCACTTATCAGTGAATACGAAGGACTAGGTGGAACTTTCGATTGAAATTTTCTTTGGGAGGCAAACAATCTATAGAGTTTAAGACCGATGTTGTAGGTCTTGAATCAATTTCTCCTGTTCAAAAATCTAATCATTTTGTACCTCAGTGGTTTAAAAATATGGATGATTATATTGTAAGACAACCAAATCCAGAGGGAAGAGTACCTAATGCTTTTGGTAAGAAAAAGAAAACTGCTAAAAAGTTTAGTGGTGGAACTGTAAAAAGATGTCCTGCAATAATAGACTTGATAACTGAGGGGTTTATCATACCAATGTGGTCTGATTTTCTAATCCAAAGAAATGATACTCTTCTTGAATGGGATAACAAAAACTTTCCATACGGTATTGAATTTCATAGTAAAGAACAAATAAGTCACTGGAAACTTAAAAAAACAGATTTTCCTGAAGGTGTTAAGTTTGTAAATCCATGGCGTATATATACTCCACCAGGTTATTCAGTTTTATTTGTAGCACCATTTTACGAATTTGAAAAAAGATTTACTGTACTACCTGGGATAGTTGAAACTGACTCATATCACCATGTAAACTTTCCAAGCATAATACACACAAATCAAGATTTAATAATAGAAAGAGGAACTCCCTTTATACAAGTAATTCCTTTTAAAAGAGAAAATTGGGACTTCGATGTATCACGAATGACTGAAAAAGACATTGATGATGATACAACTCATAAAAATCATTTAAATACTAAATTTAAGAACGCATACCGTTCAATTACCTCTAGTTTCAATAACTCATAGTATTATTTACACGAGGAGTGTAAATCATGCCATACGATTACGAATATCTATCTGTTGATAAACAAATAAATTATTTAGAAAAACAAATAGAGAACAAAGAACTTAGAATATTTGAATTAGAACTTGCAGACCAAGAAGATGTGCAGATAATTCAAGATTTAGCTGACGCAAGTGCAGATATAACTGCATTAAAAGCTAAGCTATCGGAACTAGAGGAATAATGTCAGAGGAACAACCAAAAAATGATTGGGATACCGATTATTACTTTTTCGACCATAATGCTAAAAGACAGCATATATTACAAAGAATGTTTGAAGCTGAAGAATTACATTTTCAGATGATTGTCGATAAATTAGATGAATCACATACTGAATATGATAGTTGGAAGCAGACAACTGTACAATTGAAAGAAGAGTTAGATAGATTACGTTATTTATTCAAACTATACGGAGGCACATTAGGTAGCGAGTTTCCAGTAGATGAATAATGGCTATACAAACAACACATAATGGTGCACAGCGAATTGCTGGTTCTACTGATTATAATGACCATGTATTTAGTCTTGATTCAAATGGAGACCCTTATGGCTATCAAGTTTCAAATGCAATAGTTCATATTGACGACACCACTGTTGATGGTAATGGTGACGAAATTGGATACAATCTTTATTTAGACGCACAAACAATGGTTACTGACGGCTCGTTAGTAATGGGTACAATAGCTTCAAAAGAATTATATTTCGCTACAGACGGTACTATACATGCAAAGTTTACTACTGATGGTTACTTTGATTTATTAAGTTCAAAACTTAAATTAAATGGTAACTCTGGTGCAGCTAACCAAGTAATGAAATCTGATGGTTACGGAAATTTAAGTTGGACAGATTTACCGAATCAACAACAAGCTTTTGGAAATATCGTTGTAACAGGTGAAGATACCATACAAGCAGATGCTACTGGAGATACCCTTAATTTAGTAGCTGGTTCAGGTATAAGTCTTTCTACTAATGGAGGTACTGATACCTTGACTATAAGTGCTTCTGGTGGTGGAGCAGCTGAAGCATTTAAGAACATTATTGCTGGTGGTAGCACAATGATTGCTGATAGTAGTTCAGATACACTTACTTTAGTTGCTGGTTCAAATGTTACAATAACTTCAGACTCTACAACTGACACCATAACAATTGCTGCAAGTACAAGTGGTGATGTTAACCAAAGTGCTTTTACTCAAGTAGCTTCTACAAATCAAAATACTATACAAGCAAATGCTGAAAGTGATACCTTGACAATTGATTCTGACGATGAAAGCACTTTAGATACTAGGTATAAAGCTGACCGTGACCAGATAGATATAATAACCGATACTTCAACAAAAACTGTTAAAGTGAACAGTAAAGTACCTAAGACTTTATCAATGGTTGGTAAAGCACCCGTAGTTACCAAACTAGGAGAAAATTCTGGAGTGCCTTTAAGAAATAAATTTTTTAATGTTGCTACCTCAGATGCTGTTTCTGGAAATGGTGGATACGTAGGTGTCAGTACCAGAAGTCTACCTTTATTACAAAGCTCAGGTTCTGTAGTAGACATACTTATGCCAGCAAAAAGTGATAATTCAACTTTACAACTTACATACTTAGATAGCTCAGGTACAGAAGACATAATAGACATGGAAGTAGCTGAATAATGGCAGAAAAAACGCCAGTAAGAGTTAATTATGACGGTAGTAATAACGCTATCGGTTTTGCTGAATTTCAAGCAGCAGATTTTATAGGTATAGATGATGGTGGTACTGGTGCGGTTACTGCATCTGGTGCAAGGACTGCACTAGGTATAGAAATTGGCGTAAACGTACAAGGTTACGACCAAGACTTAGCAACAATAGCAGGACTATCTCACGCAGATGGTGCTTTTATTGTTTCAAATGGTTCTGCATGGACTGTCGAAAGCGGTGCAACAGCTAGAACTTCTTTAGGATTAGGCACATCTGATACAGTCACATTTAGTGGTTTATCTGTTACCAATAATGTAACAATCTCAGGTAATTTAACTGTTGATGGTACACAAACAATTCTTAATACTGAAACATTAACAGTAGACGATAACACAATAGTCCTAAATAATAATGTAACTGGAAGTCCAACTGAAAATAGTGGAATTGAAATCGAGAGAGGAACATCAGCTAATAAATCATTACTATGGGACGAAACAAATGATTACTGGACAGTAGGAACAGATACCTTTGTTGCTGCAACATTTGAAGGAAATTTAACTGGTAATGTTACTGGTACAGTATCTGACGTAAGTAATCATGATACAGATGACATTGCTGAAGGCTCATCAAATCTGTATTACACAACTTCTCGTTTTGACACAGCTTTTAGCGGTAAAGACACAGATGATTTAACCGAGGGTTCAACTAATTTATATTACACCGATACAAGGGTCGGAACTTATCTGACAACAAATAGTTATGCTACACAAACCTATGTAGATAGTGCAGTAGCTTCTGAGAATGAATTAAGTGAGATGAACGATGTTACACTTACTAACTCTCAAAATGGTGATTTTTTAAGATATGACGGTAGTGTTTGGATTAATGATGCTGTCAATTTATCTACAGATACTATAGGTGACTACATAGAAAGTATAACTGGTGGAACTGGAATCTCTATTGATGTCACTTCAGGAGAAGCTCAAACACCTACATTAGCAATTGACTTTAGTGAGTTTGATACTGGAAGTATTACAGAGGGAAGTAACCTCTACTATACAAGTGCAAGAGCAGATGCTCGTATAGCAGCAGCTAGTGTTGGAGATTTATCAGATGTAACTTTAACTTCTACTGCTACAGGTGATATTCTTAGATACAACGGTTCAGCATTCATAAATGAACCACTTAATCTAGGAACAGATACTGAGGGTGCATACGTTGCAAGCCTTGTTGCTGGAACAGGTATAGACCTTAGTAACAACACTGGAGAAACAGCAACACCAACTATTACAGTTGACTTAGGTGACTTTAGTACTACTGACTTAGCAGAGGGAACAAACCTTTATTACACAGATGCTAGGTGGGATACCAAAATGGCAGCAGCAGACACTGGAGATTTGTCTGAAGGTTCTAATCTTTATTACACTACTGCAAGATTTGACACAGCTTTTACAGGTAAATCTACAACAGATTTATCAGAAGGAACAAACCTCTACTACACAACAGCAAGATTTGATACTGCGTTTAGTGGTAAAGATACGGATGACTTAACAGAAGGTAGTACAAACCTTTATTTCACCTCAGAAAGAGTAGATGATAGAGTTGCTGCATTATTAGTAGATTCTACATCAAGTGGAATAGACATTAGCTATGACGACACAAACAATCAATTAACTTTAACTGTAGACCTACCAGAAGTAGAAGATGCTTTAGAAGACATCGTAAATGGACTTGTAGTTGGAGGAACAGGAATAACATCTACTTATGATGACACTGCTGGAACATTAACTTTAACCATACCTCAAGAAGTAGGAACATCAAGCGATGTAACTTTTAATCAAGTTACTGCTGACTTAGTTGGTAATGTTACAGGAAACGTCACAGGAAACGTTACAGGTGACTTGACTGGAGATGTTACAGGAGATGTTACAGGTAATGTAACTGGTAACACAGCTGGTACACATACAGGTGCAGTCACAGGAGATGTCACAGGAAATGTAACTGGTAATCTTACTGGTAATGTAACAGGTGATATTACTGGAAACGTTACAGGTGATTTAACAGGTGATGTTACTGGAGATGTAACAGGAAACTTAACAGGAAACGTAACTGGCAATGTAACAGGGAACGTAACTGGTACTGTTTCATCTATAACAAATCATGATACAGACTCTCTCACAGAGGGTTCTACTAATCTTTATTATACCGATACAAGAGCTAGAGCTTCTGTTTCTGTTACTGATTCTGGAGGAGATGGTTCACTTTCATATGACAACTCGACAGGAGTTATAACATATACTGGACCATCTGCTTCAGAAGTCAGAGCACACATATCTGGTGGTACTGGTGTAACAATTACATCAGGTGAGATTGCAATAGGTCAGTCTGTAGGTACAACTGACAATGTAACATTTAACAATATAGATGCAGACGGAAACGTAGTTATCGATGGTAACTTAACTGTATCAGGAACAACAACATCTGTTAACACAGAGACAATAGAATTAGCAGATAATGTTATCCTTCTTAACTCAAATGCTACAGGTAATGCTTCTCAGAATGCAGGTATTGAGATTGAAAGAGGCGATGATAGTAATAAGACATTAGTTTGGAATGAGAGCACAGACAAGTGGTCTGTAGGTAGTGAGACATTTGTAGCAGGGACTCTTGAAGGAGCTTTGACTGGAAATGTTACAGGTACTGTTTCAGATATATCTAATCATTCGACTTCAGACTTATCTGAGGGAACAAACCTCTATTATACAGATGCTAGAGTTTCAGCTTACCACACAGGTGGAACTGGAATAACATATAGCTCTGGAACGATAAGCATAGATTTCTCTGAGTTTGATACAGATAGTATGAACGAAGGTTCTACAAACCTTTACCACACTGCTGCAAGAGCTAGAACATCATTATCTGGTAGTACAGGTATAACTTACGACAACAGCACTGGTGCTATAAGTATTGATGGTACTGTAGCTACATTAACTGACACACAAACCTTAACTAATAAGACAATAAATTTTGAAGATAACACAGCAATTATTGAATATGCTGTAACAGTATCTAATGCTTCTGGTAGTAATAAATATTACTTAGACGGACAATTAGCAAGTACTGTACAACTAATTCCAGGAGTAACTTACAGATTTGATACATCAGACTCATCAACATCTGGTCATCCATTTGCTTTATCAGAGACTAAAGATGGTTCACACAATAGTGGTTCTAGTTACACACAAGGTGTTACAACTAATGGCTCACAAGGTTCATCGGGCTCTTATTTACAAATTGTTATAGATGGAATGACACCTAACTTGTATTACTACTGTACAGCACACTCTGGTATGGGTAATGATGGAATGCTTAGAACTAAGATACAAGATACTGATGATGTATCAGAAGGTTCTAATAACTTATACTACACAGACGCTAGAGCTCAAGCTGCAATTACAGGTAGCACAGGAATAAATGTTTCATCTGGTGCAGTATCTATAGATAGCACAGTAGTAACAGAAAGCTCTACCGATACACTTACAAATAAAACAATAAACTTTGAAAACAATACTGCAATTATAGAATTCGCAGTCACTGTTGCTAACTCTGGTAGTGGAAATAAATACTACTTTGATGGCGAAGAATCAGCAAGTATCCAATTAATACCTGGAATTACATATAGATTTGATTTATCAGATGGCTCTACATCAGGACATCCACTTGCACTATCTACAACAAAAGATGGTACACACGCTAGTGGTAGTTCTTATACAACTGGAGTTACATCAAATGGTTCACAAGGTTCATCAGGTGCTTATCTACAGATAGTTGTAGATGCTGCTACTGCTGACTCACTTTATTATTACTGTACTGCTCACTCAGGAATGGGTGGAAATGGTGTTATATCTGTACAAGGACTTTCTTTAGCAGACAGTACTACTGATGATTTATCAGAAGGTTCAACTAATTTATACTACACCACAGCTAGATGGGATACTAAGATGGCTTCTGCTGACACAGATGATTTGTCAGAGGGCTCAACCAACCTTTATTATACAGATACAAGAGTTGGTTCATACTTAACAACTAATACATACGCGACACAAAGCTATGTAAACACACAAGTTTCAAACTTAGTAGATTCAGCACCAGGTACTTTAGATACACTTAATGAATTGGCAGCTGCTTTAGGAGATGACGCAGACTTCTCTACTACAGTAACAAATAGTATTGCAACTAAATTAGCCAGTGCTGACTTTAACTCAACCTTTGATACACAATTAGCTACAAAAGATACAGATGATATTAGCGAAGGTTCTACAAATCTTTATTACACAAATGCTAGATTTGACACACAACTTGGAACTAAAGACACCGATGACCTAACAGAAGGTAGCACTAATCTTTATTATACTGACGCAAGAGCTGATGCAAGAATAGCTGCTGCAAGTTTAGGTGACTTATCAGATGTAACAGATAACGCAAGTTCTTTTGGAGAGATACTAAGATATACTGGTTCTTCTTGGTCAACTTCTGACCAATTAACTGGAATTAGTAAACTCAATTTATTAAGCACCGATGCAATGCTTTCATCTACCAATAAAGATGTTGTCTTTAGAGTTAACCCTACATCTGCTACAACAGGTGACTTCGTAGACCTTACTTTTGAAAGTGATGGTAACTCAACTGGAATAGTAGAGTTTGCACAGATTACAGTAGACGCTGTAAACATAGATGACAATGGTGGTAATGCAGAAGGTGCAATAAAGTTCAAAGTAGCTAAAGATGCTGCACTTGACGAAATCGCACAAATTACAAAAGACGGAATACTTTTACGAGATGGTAAGACACTTACATTTGAAGGTGCTACTGATGATGCTTTTGAGACTACATTAACTGTTACTGACCCTACAGCAGATAGAACAATTACATTTAAAGATGCTACAGGAACAGTAGCATTAACATCTGATATTCCTAGTGATACAGACGGACTAACAGAAGGTTCATCAAATCTTTACTATACAGATGCAAGAGCAGACGCAAGAATAGCTTTAGCTGACTTACAAGACTTAGCTAATGTTGGATTCTCTACACCAGGAGCAAATGAAAATCAAAAGGTTGTTTCATGGGATAACAGTGCAGGAACATTTGTTTTGTCTTCAGTATCTGGTTTATCAGGTTCTGGTGAAACTAACACAGCTTCCAATGTTGGAACTGCTGGTGTTGGAGTATTCAAACAAAAAGCTGGAGAAGACTTAGAGTTTAAGAAAATAAATGCAGGTTCTGCAAAAATTACAGTTACAGATGATACTTCTAATAATGAAGTAGATATAGATTTTGGAACAGTATCTATAGATGACTTAAGTGATGTTGATACTACAAGTTCAGCACCTTCAAGTGGTCAAGCTCTTAAATGGTCTGGTTCTACATGGGAACCTGGAGATGCTAGTTCACAAGTAGCACAATTAACAGATGTTACTCTAACTTCATTAGCTTCAGGAGAATTCCTTCAATATAATGGTAGTGCTTGGGTTAATGTTGTTCCTGATACAGACGATATAACAGAAGGTACTGGACAATTATTTTTTACTAACGCAAGAGTTGATGCAAGACTTTCTGGTGGAACTGGTGTTACATATAACGCTGGAGCAATATCTATTGGACAGGAAGTAGCTACAACATCTGATGTAACCTTTAATGACTTAGTAGTATCTGGTGACTTAACAGTTTCTGGTACTACAACTTCTGTAAATACAGAAACAATTAACTTAGCTGATAATCAAATCGTTCTTAATTCCAATGCAACTGGCTCTGCTTCAGAGAATGGTGGTATTGAAATTGAGAGAGGTGATGACACTAACAAGACACTTATTTGGAATGAAAGTACAGACAAGTGGACAGTTGGCTCAGAGACTTTTGTAGCTGGAACATTTGAAGGTAATGCTACAGGTATTACAACAGCAGCTATAACTGCTTTAACAGAAGATACCTCTCCAGCAGAAGATGACTTTTTAGTAACATTTGATACAAGTGCTTCTTCATTAAAGAAAGTTGCAAAATCAAATATTGCAGCTGCAGTTAGTTTCAGTGTTAATGATGAAATGCCTCTTACACTTGCAGATGCAAGTTCAGACCCAATAGAATTTACAAACGTTGGAACCTCAGCTACAGATATTGACTTAGTTCTTGCTGATGGTTCTAGCGACCCAATAAACATTACAGGCACATCAAACTCCGCAACATCATTTAGAGATAGTGATAACGATACAAAGATTGTAGTAGAAGCTACTACTGATGATGACACAATAACAATGACTACTGCTGGGACAGACAGACTTGTTATTGAAAGCACAGGTGAAGTCAAAGCAAATGGTAAAGACTTAGCTGGTTATTCAGATGGTGTAGAATTTAGCGTTCAACAATTTAGATTAACTGCAAATCAAACTACTACTGGTGCTGGTACAGATATAACTTCTGGTTGGGAAGTACCAGACAATACATTACAAGCAAACTTTGGTAGTAATGTAAGTGAAAGTTCAGGTATATTTACATTTAGTAAAACAGGTTTTTATAAAGTAGAAGCAGTAGTTAAAGGTCAAGGTGGAACTGCTGGCTCTGCACATCATATATTGTACATTGTTACTTCAGATGATGACTTCAGCACACAAGCACCAATAGCACGAGCTATAACTCAAGAAGGTGGTAATGGAGATACTGCATACACAGCAGCAGTAATTGATATAACAGATTTAACAAACCACAAGGTCAAATTTCAATATTTCAATTCCAGTGGTGAAATAGAAGGAGATACAGACCAGAACAGAACTTTTGTTACATTTACAAGACTAGGAGATACATAATGGAAGTATTTATAACATTCTTAGCAGGTTTTTCAGTAGGTTGGGGTAGTGCTTGGATTGCTAGAACCTTACCCTTTTTAAAAGACACAGCCGAAGAAGAGTTAGATTATAATATGATTGAAAAGTCCGTGGGAGAATTTGTAAATAGCAAGTACGACCCTGAGAACTATTTTAGTCATGGAGAAGGAACTAAATAATGGCAACAAGACAACATCTTATTAGAGTAGCTACCACAGCAGGTGGAGATACAAATGGTTTATCTGAATTTATAGCTGGTTCTGTTGATGGCGGACCATTAATTCCTTCATATACAGATACAGAAAGAGACGCAATTACAACTGCTACCGAGGGTATGCTTATATACAACAGTACTGATGACCGTCTTCAAGTTAGAACTGCAAGCTCATGGTTATCAATGGACATTGGTGACATTGTTGGTGTTACAACTGATGCATTATCAGGTATATCTGGAGGTGCAGGTTCTGGTGCAGTAGATTTAAACATAGATGCAACAAGACTTACAGACGGAACATCAATTGATGTGGACGAAGACAACGATTTAGTAATGTTATACGACAATTCCGCTAGTGCTATGGTTAAAGTGAAAGCTCAACAGCTACACACAACAGAAGCACTTCAGTGGATGGGACTATAAGGAGAATAAATGGCAATATATACAGCAGCAGAACTTGCAGAAGTAACTGCACTTACAGCAACTGAAGCAGAAGTTTTCAGTAATAGTAATAAGTGTATTATTAAGCAAATCTTGCTAGCGAACTATACAGCGACTGATAGAACAGTAGAAATCAAAGTTATTCCTACAGGGGATACAACTGGTGACGAACATATCATTTTTGGTGATACAACTGTTCAAGCAAACACAACTACAGTTATTGACTTAGCTATGGTTGTACCTGCTTCAGCATCAATAGCTGCAAAATGTTCAGCAGCAACATCTGTTAATATACATGTTTCTGGCGTAGAGGTCACCTAATGCCAATCATCGAACCAGACCCAATCTTTTTAGATAGGCTTGGTGGAGACGAAATCTACGGATTTGGTCAAGATGGTAATGTTACAATTACTGCCGACACCACTCTTGCTAGAGATATGTTCTACAATGACCTATCAATTAATTCAAGTTGTACTTTAGATACAAATGGATATCGTGTGTTCGTTAGGGGTACTTTAACATTTACAGACTCTACTTCCCGTATTGGAAGATTTACTAACAAAACTACAGTAGGAACTCTAAAAGGTGGTTTTACTAAAGGTACAGCAGCAACTGATACACTAGGTGGTAAATCTGGCTCACAAACTCAAGAAACACATGATGCTAATCAATTCTTTGCTGGAGAAAATGAGATGTTTAACTTATCAGCAGCAATTGTTGGAAGAATGTTTGATGCAGCAGCTGAAGCATATAAATTCGTAGGTGGTGGTTCAGGTGGAGCAGGAGGTGCTGTCAATAATAATGCTAATGCAGGAACAGATGGTTCAGATACTAACTGGGCTAATTATGCAGTTGTAGGTTCTCCAGGTGGTAGAGGTGCAGATGGTAATGCAGCTTCTGCTGGTTCTGGAGCAGAAGGTGGTGGAGTTGTAATAGTTGTAGCTAAAACTGTTGTTGGTGATGGAACAATAAGAGCTGACGGAGATGATTCAAGTGCTTCGGTACAAGGTTCAGATGGTGCAGCTGCACCAGACGCACAAACACCAGGTAATAACTATTCATATGGTTATAGCTATGGGTATTCATACGGATACTCTTATGGCTATTCATATGGATATTCTTACGGTTATAGTTATTCAGGTAATAACTACTCATATTCAGGTAATAACTATTCGTACACAAGTAACTATTCTTATAGTGGTTCTAATCCTCATACACATTATCACTGGCATCCAGTAAGAATAAATAACTACTCAACAGGTAGTTACCATTATCACTACGCACACTCACATCCTTATACTAACTATGGTTCAAATACTAACTACGGTTCTAACCCTACAAACTACGGTTCCAACCCTACAAACTATGGTGCAAACTATGGTGCAAACTATGGTGCAAACTATGGAAATAATAATGCTAATAACACTGAAAACAATAATGAGTCAAACCCTACTAACTATCACCCAGGTGGTGCTGGTGGTTCAGGTGGTGCCTCTTCAGAAGCTTATAACGCAGGTGGAGGAACAGTCCTTTTTGTAACTGGTACAAAACCGTTACCTTCAGGATTTACAACCTCAGCCGCAGCTGGAACTGGTGGAGCTGGAACGTCTGGCTCAGGAACAGTAGTAACAGTATTTAATATAGACGCAGACGACACAGACCCAGGAGCTTAATATGCCAATAACAGAATACGGTGACGGTGCAGTACCTTCAGACTTTGAAACATTCGATGTAATACCTGACAGTATTTATGGTTCGGGGATGGATGGTAATATAACTATCTCAACTAATACAACTCTCACTAGAGATATGTACTATAACAATTTAACAATAAACCCTGGAATAGTTTTAGATACAGCAGGATATAGAGTATTTGTTAGAAATAATCTAGCTATGGCTGCAACATCAACTAATCAAGGTGATACAAAGATTGGGCGAGTTGGTGGCGTTAGTACTACTGGTACTCTAAAAGGTGGAGGTTTATCATCAGTGACTGATTCTCTTGGAGGAAATGGTAACGGTCAAACTGCTACTGCTCCAACAGAAGGTGCAGATTATTTTAATCATCCTGATATTGCAGTAGATGGCGTTATACAACATGGTGGTTCAACTACACCTACAGCTTTAAATGGTGGTGCAGGAGATAGTGTCAATTATGGTGGAGGAATAGTAGTTTTATGTGCTAGAAAAATACAAGGTTATGGGACAATAGAAGCTAGTGGTGAAACAACTACTGGTGGTGGAGTTATATTTATAGTTTCACAAGATATTCCATTAACAGGAGTATTAACAGACGTAACAGGATACGCTTCAGGTACCGTCAAGACATTTAAGGTTTAACATGGCTATTGTAAGAGTCTATTACGATAGAGAAGATGAAAATCAGTCTGAATACGACTTGTGGTATTTCAAAGGCTACTTTAATCCAGAAGAATCTCATGATGATTTATCAACACCTTTTTTCCCAAGAACTAAAGTATCTTTTGGAAGTAATGACTACGTAGACGTAGATACAGGTTCAGATTATAAATTTTCATTTTTCATAAAAAGAAAAGATGGAGATTTCGATTATAACCAAGAACACTGTGAGTATGGAGAACTCACTTGTGGTTCAACATGTACTTTTTGTTATGAAATTGGATATCAGTGGAGTATTGATACAAATATAGCTCCTCATACCAATTTCTATATAAAAAACACTTCACCATATGTATACACATCTAGTGAATACACAGATATTTATGCAACAGGTACTGCATTTATAGGTGAAGAAGATGAGGGAGATGGTGGAGATGGTGTTGGAGTGGAGGATGATTATATAAGAATATTCTTTAGTTTGTCAGAATATAAAGATGTTTATATACCAGAATCCGAAAGATGGGCAGAAAAGTATTTGCCTTGGAGTGAGTTTTGGAAAAACGACATACCTAGAGTTCAAATGCTATACTTATTAAATAAATCTTATACCGTAGGAGAAAATGATATGAACTTATCAATAGATGCTGATGCATTAGCTATTGAAAAAGCAGACGCTAAGCAAACTTTAGAAAAAGCTATTGCTAACTGCTTATTTAAATTAGGCGAAGATGTAGCTGCTTTTGATGAAGACGCTTTTCTTGCTGATGTAGATGCTTATAAAGCTACTAAAAATGAAGTCCATGAAGTTGTCATAGACTATCTAAAAGAGTCGCTTGATGCACACGCAGCAGTTAGTGCTTAAATAAATTTGGGAGGAATAGATGAGGAGAGTATACTACGTACCCGAAAGTCTTGATATTGAAGACTTTAAATCAGAATGGGAACATAATACTAACGAAGTCCATCATGGGATATTTCCTAATATAGAGAAATACGTAGAAAATCCAAATGAAGCTGGTTGGTTATTTATACCTGAGTTTCAAGAGCTGCATGCTCCTGCAAATGAAAGCGATGCTGCCTATTTTCAAGTTGCTTATGTAGATGACTTTGCTGATAGAAAAAACTTACCTCAATATGTATTAGAAGTTTGGACTAAAAACTTAGATAAACCCTCAGAATCCCAAAATAAATATGCAACTCACATACTTCAATATGATGTAGGAGCAGGTTTCTTTCATACTGAGCATATAAGATTACCTATTGGTTGGTATGACTTAGTTTTAAAATTAGAAGATACAGAAATACAAACAAAAGAAATATCTATATATGAGGCACCACCGAGTGAAGAAGAATAATCTTTGGCGTAGAGTAAAACCAATAGAGGTAGTTAAAGGCGTTTGGTCGTGGGAAAACTGCTTAGATGTACCAGAAGGTGTCATCGATACAATGAATAAAGAAGTTGACGCTTGGGTGCCTACTGTTACTGAAGAAGACATTAAACAAAAAAATGCAAAATCTTCTGTAGCTTTAGCTAATGGACCTATTAGATTTTCACCTGAACATGATTTTAAACATGAAGACTCACAAACTTTTTTAAAATACTGTCAAAAAAACGTTTTAGATAAAATTGCAGATTATTTTGCTATGTTTGAAGAAGTATCAAGGGAAGTAAATTGGATGGAAAATTGGCAGTATATAACATACAGACCACCTAAACACATGACTTATCATAGTGACAATCACTCTGTAAGAAATCCTAATACAAATCAAAACTATCCTGCACCGTACTTTAGAAGAATAACTGCTTTAACTTACTTGAATGATGATTTTGATGGAGGAGCTTTGAGTTTTAGATATTTTCCTGAAGTAGACCCTTACAAACCACCAGCTGGTAGTGTAGTTATTATGCCAAGCTCATATATGTGGTCACATGCAACTACGCCTCTTCTAAATGGTAGGAAAGCAGCTTTTCTTGTGTCATGTGCTTCACATTACGATATTGCAAGTTTAGAAGAAGGTGCAGACATAGAAGATTTAAAGAAGAGGGAAATACGATGAGTAATATGGGTGTAGTAGAAATTTATGAAGATTTCTTTTCAGGAACACAAGCAGAAGAAGTAATAAAAGCCGCAGAAGCTTTAGAGAACAGTCAAATACCTTTAGGTTATGAGAATGCATCTATTGGTAAAGGTCATAAAGGTGGAGATGTTAGAAGTAATCTATTAATGAATTTATCAGGCATAGCTACCTTACCTGCTGAGTCAAGAGAAATGAGAGAGGCTGTAAAAGCTGGTAATGATGTCTTAATACGAGATATACAGCAAGTATGCACAATGGTTCAATCTAAACTAGAAGCAGCTGTAAATGAATATACTAAAAAATATGAATTTCCAATATTGTTTGATGAAGGTTTTCAATTACTTAAATATGGTGGTGGACAAGAATATAAACCACACGCTGATTACGCACCACATATACCTAGATACCTATCAGCATTAATACTTTTAAACCCATCTGAATATGAAGGTGGAGGTACATACTTTGTACATTTTGATGAAATGATAAAACCAGACAAACCAGCTTTAGTATTATTTCCTAGTAACTACGCATATGTACACCAAGCAATGCCTGTGGTTCAAGGAACTAAATATGCAATAGTAACATGGCTAGGTCACCCTATGGATTGGGATGGCATGCCTCTGCAATACAGGGAAGGTGTAGATAATGAACGCAGTTAAATTAAACGATATCTTCAAAGGTAACAAATTAGAAGAAATGAAATACTGGTTGGATAATGAATCTCCATACTATGAAGACAGTAAGTGGCTAGAAAGTCCAGATGGCTCACACATGGTAAAGCAATGTAATGAATTAAACATGTATCACAATTCTCTTATTGATGTAGCTAGAGAAACTTTTGCAATACATGACTTGCTACCTACATTTGCAACTCTTAGCTGGTATGAAGATAGGAAAACAAATAGTCATCATGACACTGGTCCTGTTGAACACACCATACTTTATAATTACTTCTCCGAAAATGAACTTGTGTTAGAATACCAAGGACAAGAAATTGTTGTCCAAAATGAAGAGGCAATTGCTTACAACGGACAAGAATTTGAACATTATGTTAAAAATAACACAGGTCTAAGTTTGTGTTTATATTTTAACTTTGCAAGACCTGATAATTATCACTTTGTTTTAGGACAACATACAAAACAAGGATATCAATTTCCATCAGGCAGAAGTGAATCAGAGGTGATTAAAGATTGGCTATAGTTAGAAAAGGTTTTAGATGCGGGATTACTGCTGATTATAATAACTCAGACAAATTTGAATCAAGAGTAGAAGAACTAGGACATATCAATTCTTCTTTAGAGTTTTGGATATTCAATAATGCAAATACATTAGACGACGCATTGGTTATAGGAGCTGGATTCGGATTAAATACTAAACAATTAATTGAGAATGACGTAACGGTAACTTCATTAGAACCTAATGATTCTAGGTTTAGTTTACTTGAAGCAAATGCTCCAACTGGTACAAATATTAATAAAGCTGCTGGTAGTAGTTCTGGTACTAGCGATTTAGTTTACTTTGAAAACAACCAGTCAAGAGGTGCATTAGACAAAACTATGGGTAACGCAAGCGAATCAGTAGAAGTAGTAACAGTTGACAGCTTAGGATTATCACCAGATATTTTATTTATAAATACAAATGGAACTGAAGTAGATGTTTTAAGAGGTGCTACTGACACTATCGCTAATAATCCCGATATGAAAATATGGATTAGATGGGACACAGATTTACTTGAAGACGTAACTTCCGATATAGAATATTTAAATTCATTAGGAAAAACAATCAAATTAGTACACTGGGAGAAAGTAGGAGATGCTATTTCTTACAAGGAAACAAGTGATACAATATTAGAAGCAGTAATTACTGCAGATTTACTACTGGAGTAACATGAAAAAATGGTGGGAGAAAAAAGAATATAGTAGACTTCTCGAAGTAAAGAAACATAAAGTAGGCGACGAAAAAATACTTTTCTTAACTTCAAGTCCCGAATATGTAGACTTAGCACCCCCTCAAAGAGCTACTGAGTTCATGCCAGCTTATTACAAGCATTTACAAAGAGAATGGTCAGAAATGAGAGAGCATGATGACAGTTGGAATACTGTTCCATATAAAGACCACTCAATGAAGAAATGTCCTACTGTAAAAGACATAATGTTTAGTGGTTATATAATACCTCTGTGGTTAGACTTGAAAATCAATCATGATGATAAAACAGGTTTTAATTGGTACAACAAACATGCTAATGAAGAAACTATTACTTATCATAAACCACAATCTATTGGTAACTTACCTATACAGCCAGGTTCTTTCAATACAGCTTTAAAGTTTGCTAATCCTTGGGATATAGTAACACCACCAGGTTGGTCTGTGCTAATTACACAACCTTGGTATCACAGACATTGGGAAATAGAAATATTCCCTAGTGTTGTTGAAACTGATAGTTATCATCAAATGAATATACCTTTTCTTTATCATGGAAAAGACGAAAGAATCTTTAGACAAGGAATGCCTTTAATCCAAGTAATACCTTTTAAGAGAGACGGTTGGGATTTAGGTGAATTTGAATCTCGCAAAATGGACGAAGAAGAAAGAGAGTATTACGCAAAAAGTAGAGCTGGCGAAAGAACTAGACAAAATGGTTGGTATCGTTGGTTAACTCAGCAAAATAAAAAAAGATGGAAAAAGGATGGAATATTATGAGTAAATGCCCTGTACCACATGGTAAACAAAAAATACCTAGACTAACAGATATATGGTCTAAGAAGTTAAGCACTATTCATAAGGGAATGCCTGAAGTAGCATGGACTTTACCTAGACCTAATATGGTCTGGGGTGGTTTAGAGAACCAAGAGACAACTACTTATGAGACACCACCAATAAACTTTGAAACACCAAATAAATTTATTAAAGCACCTAATGGATGTGTATCTACACAGTTTATGCGTAACAGAATGTATGAAGTAAAGTTTCCATGGTCTTATGTAAAGATTAAATTAGAAGATAATCAGTTTAGTGACGAAATAGATAGATTTGGCGGATATAAGCATAGTGCTAGTTTTTATGGTGCTGTTAAGCATCATGGACCTTTTAATGATGTAATTATGGAAGAGAAAGAAGCTTGGGGTCATCCAGACAAACCAGTAATGCAAATATCTTTACCAATTATGTTATTTACTGATGATGAAGAAGTTTGGATGGACGTAATACCTAGTGATAGGAATACAGGGCAAAACTTACCTGTATCTACTATCCCAGGGTTTATGCCTATATATGCATGGTCAAGAGGACTTTCATGGGCTTTTGAATGGACTGACCTAGAAAACCGAGAACTAAATTTAAATCACGATACTGTAATGTTTAACCTTTTATTCAGTAAGCCTGTAAAAATTAAATATGTTGAATGGAATGAAACGTTTAGTAAAACTTGGAATCAGATTACACAATCTAGTAAGAACAGACGTGAGACAAATATGCTCTATCCATTAGCTAAAGAGAGAAGAGCTAAGAAAGTTATGCCAAAGAAAAAATGGATATTGTAAAACTATCTCCGTTATTCCCTGAGTCTGTCTTTAATAGATTAAAAGATACTTGTTATAGACAAAAGTATAAATTTCCTTTTACCGAAGAGTTCGGTAGATATGGAGCTATTAACCATGACTGGAAAACTTTAGATGTTTATAATGAAATGCTTGTACCAGTAGCTAGAGAAATCTTTAAATCAGAAACACTACTACCAAGTTATTCTATGTTTGTTCACTATGAAGGTGAGCATGCAAAGTTACAATCTCATAAAGATAACAATGCCTGCACATACACTATTGACCTATGCTTATATCAAAAAGATAATTGGTCTTTATTTGTAGAAGGTAATAAATATGACTTAGAACCTAATGAAGCACTTTGTTTTTATGGAGAAGACCAAGAGCATTGGCGTGAAGATTTTCCTAATCCAGAAACAAACGAAGTAGGTCAAATGTTTTTTCATTTCGTAGAACCTGACCATTGGTTTTTCAATGAATAGTTTTAAAGGAAATAATATAACATTTAAAACGCAGATACCTGCTTTAGTGGAGTTAGAACCACCAGTACCTGCAAGTCAAATGATACCTGAATGGTTTAGAAAACTACCTATGGACTTACCTAGACCAGACCATAAGCCATTTCCTGTTCTTGGTCCAATACTTAAAAAATGGTCTTCACATACTCTTAAAAAATGTCCTGCTGTTGTTGACTACTTTGCAGAAGGATACATAATACCACTATGGTCTGACATCTTTATACAAAGACAAGGTGATGAGTTTCATTTTGATACTAATCATGGAGACAATGGTATAGGTAGTACTATAGAGTTTCACAATGAAGCACAATTTGCAACATACCCGTTTAAGAGGGGTGATTTAAGAAGAGCTGTTAAATTTACAAGTCCTTGGTTTTTCTATACACCACCAGGTTGGTCAATGTTGTTTATACCTCCTCTATTAGAAAGAAATGATGACTTTACCTTACTACCAGGAATTGTTGAAACAGATAGTTTTCATCAAGTAAACTTTCCAAGCATATGGCATAGTGAAGGAGACAGAGTTCTACAAAGAGGTACACCTTTCTTACATGTAATACCATTCAAGAGAAGTAAACATAAAATAAAAGTTGAAGAGTTTTCAAAACAAGATTACGAATCTAATAGCAAAGAATCTTGGAACTTACGTAGTAAGATGACTAATGGGTATAGAGAGATTACAAGGAAGAACAGATGAAAGTTTGGATAGACCAAGACTTATGTACAGGTGATGGACTGTGTGCAGAAATAGCACCAGACGTATTTACTATGAAAAATGATGGTCTAGCATATGTTCAAGAAGTTGTAGGCAACTTTGGTGAGTTAAAAATATTTAGTGCTATTGATGGAAACGACCAAGGTGCAGATGGTTTAGCTCGTGTTCCTGAAGGACAAGAAGATATAGTGATGGAATCAGCTGAAGAATGCCCTGGAGAATGTATTTTTATAGTACCCTAAAAGTATGGTAAATAGATACAACTTAGAATGGGAATTACTTAAGAAAAGTCAAGTAACAGATAGAGCACCCAAATCAACAGAACTTAAAGGTCATATTTATGACTATAGTGACTGTGAATGTGGTTGTAAAAAGTTTGACAAATAAATTTCTTTATCTACAACATTAATTAAATACTCTTTTTCTTTATCAGTAATAAGAGCCCCTATGTCAGAACGTTTTCCCCCCTCACCTTCTATATCTCTTTCATATAAATGACATATAAGTGGATAATCTACGTTAGGTAATTTCATTTCAAAACCTCTATTTTTTAGATTTTTAGTTTGCAAAGGTTCTTCACTCCAAAATATAGATTCTTTATTTAGTCCAGAGTATTTACCCCATTCACTTGTACCAAAAGCAAAGTTTGCACAGAATTTAGTAGGTATAAAAGGTAGCGAACTAGGTGGTGTGATAGCGTGCCAATTAAGTAACCAATCAACTGGTTCTTGTTTTTTATTGTAAATAGGTAGTAAGAAGCCTTTACCTTTAGGTTCTCTAATTCCATTCTTAGATACATAAGCAGGAGCATAACCAGTTAATATAGTCTTTTCTGTTTGAGTTGTTAATAGTCCTATTAAGAGTTCATCCCAATCTTGACAAAACCAAGAATGTGCATCTACTTGTAGTACATAATCTTCCCCATCATACATAGATTCTGCCTTATATCTTGCTCTACCTACACCTAAATGAGCTTTATTGAAGGTTTCGAGCTCTAATCTAAAGGATGAGCGTGAACTAAGTCTATCAGTGTAGTCCAATAGTTCTTGTTTAGCTACGTTAGTTGAGTAATGTAAGTAAACACCAAATACTAATCTTTCTGGATACTTTGCAGACTCTACTGCATTTTCTATAGTGTGAGATAGTTCTGAATCATCTAAAGAAGCTAATTTTATAAATACCGTTGGATGTGATGTCATATACTAGCATTGTAATATGGATGAAAAATTAAATAACTTTGCAGAAGGTACTAAAAGGGAACAAGTTATTGATGAATTAATTGACCATGATGACGTACGTGAAATAGTACTTAAACAATTTAATTATATGCGTATTAATGGAATCAATTTAGTTCAAGATGCAGATGACTTAGTAAATTTATATCTTAAAATAGCTAAAAAGTTCCCTGAATAAACAGCCTTAAATACTTCCATTTTTACTGAACTAATGTAAAATACTAATGGAGGTGATAATGCAAGAATCACAAGACGCAGAAAAAGTGCAATTAAGTACTGAACAGTTAGTACAAATAGCTAATAGCTTACAAGCACAAAACAACCAAATGAACGCTATGGTCAAAGACTTAGGTTCAAAGATTGCCAAGATTGAAGTTGAAAACTCTCAATTAAAAGCAATAGTACAATCACTGGCTCCAAAACCAGCTGATGATGGAAATCAAGAGGAAGAATAACACAGGGAGGCGTTATGTCACTATCAGAATATGCAAAAACAGATTCTGTTAAAACAGGCTACACAGCTTGGAAAGACCTTAACAGCGATAATAAAAAAGCTTGGGAAGAAGCTTTGTCTGGATACAAAAGTGGAATACCAGCATCAGTTGTTTATAGGTGGCTACAAGAGGAAAAGAACTGTCCTCTAACAGACTCAACAGTTCGTAATCAACTTATTAACGATAGCAAGTTATGAGTTTGGACGATTATGCTTCTAATTTTCGCAACATAGAAAATGCGAAAAGACAGAGGCAAGAACATCCTAAAGGTTGGGAACCAGGTCTAAATACTGCTAAAAAAGAAATAATTTCTAAGCCTATGGCTAAAGCAGAAAAACCTGAAGACCATAGATGGGATGCTTATCTAACTGAGTTAGGTTTTAATCCAAATGACTTTGAAATAATAGAGCCATTTGAAATTAGAACATGGACTGCAAATATGGGTGGTGGCGAAACCCAACAGTTCTATTACTACAAAGCAAAGATAATATCTAAAAACCTTGAAAACGAAAAAGACTTTGATTACAAAGCACTACTTAAAGAAATAAAAACCTCCAAACCTAAATCAGCAGCTAAAACATCAGGACCATCTAGTTTTGTTGTTTGCTTATCTGACTGGCAAATGGGAAAAAGAGATGGAGATGGTACAGCAGGTATAGTTGAAAGAGTTGAAACAATGATACCTAGTGTAGAGGAGAGATATAAGACACTTAGAAAACAAGGTGTTGAATTAGGTACTCTCTACATCTATTCACTTGGTGACATGATAGAAAACTGTGATGGCTTCTATGCAATGCAAACTGCTACTGTCGAATACGATTTAAGAAGACAGCTTATGATTACAAGAAGACTATTAGCTAAAGCTATAAAAAGATGGTCAAAAGATTTTGACAATGTAGTTGTTGCATGTGTTCCAGGTAATCATGGTGAAAATAGAAAAAATGGTAAAGCTTACACAACATTTGGAGACAACTTTGATGTTACGTTATTCGATAACCTACAAGAGATGTTTTCAGAGAATAAAGCTTATGACCATGTAAACTTCATAATCCCAGATAATGATTTATGGTTAACATTAAATGTTTCTGGTAAGATTATAGGTCTTGCACATGGTCATCAGTTTAGGACTGGTGGTAAGTATTCACATCAAAAAGCTATAAATTGGTTAAGCAATCAAGCATTTGGTATGACAGACATGGGAGATGTTGATATTTTAATATCTGGTCACTTCCATCATTTGTTTGTTATCAATGAAGGTAAGAGAGTTCTTATGCAATGTTTATCAATGGATGGTGGTTCTGAGTGGTTTGAAAACCTTTCTGGTAAAAAAAGTTTCTCTGGAACCCTTACTTTCAGCGTTTCTGAGACCGAAGAAAGAATACCTTTTCAGAATCTTGAGGTATTATAGATACTATGAAGTTAGATGTAATTCGATTTCAATTCGGTGCAGATGCAACAAATTCCCTACTATTTATTGATGGAGAGTTTGAATGTTATGGACTCGAAGATGAATATAGAGATGTAAAGGTCATGCATGAGACCTGTATTCCCGAAGGTGAATACGAAATCAAGCTAAGAACAGAAGGTGGCTTTCATTCTAAGTATGTAGCAAAATATGGTGCCTTTCATAAAGGTATGCTTTGGTTACAAGATGTTCCTGGATTTACTTATATATTAATCCATACGGGAAATACCGACCAGCACACCAGTGGTTGTTACATTGTAGGTGAAACACAAACAGATTTAGATAAAGGCAAAGATGGATTTGTCGGTAACAGTGGAGTTGCATATAAAAAATTGTACCCTAAAGTTGCTGACGCTATTTTAGCTGGTGAAGAAGTCACTATAAAATATTCCAACGTCAAAGACATGTTGAATGTAGATGAATTATTATTACAAGTTTCTGACTTACGAGGACAAGTAAAAATTCTCGAAGCAGAAAAACAAGGCAGAAGAATACTGTAAGGAGTTAAATATGCCAGATTATATAAGAACATCAATGATTAGAGCGTTCAGAACAGGTGCACAAGCATTTGTTGCTGTTCTAGTTGCAAATCAAGCAGGAATGTTTGAAGCAGACGTGCTTTTAGCAGGTCTAGTAGCTGGAGCTGCAGCTTTAGTCAGCGTAGTTCAAAATGCGTTAGAAGACGCACCCTTTCCATTTATGTCAAAGATTCCGAAAGGTTAAGGTTCCCAACAGGGAAGTCGTAGAGATACGACAGGTGCATAGGCTCTGGGGGGTTTATACCCCCTAGGACCATTCTTAAAATCCGCTATCAAGGAAGTTTATTTGAGATATGACAATAACAGTTTCATCTTTTGCAATTACTGTGCAAAATCTATAAATACTGAAAAATCACCAATGGTGTGCGATAATAATATCTGTACACACTTCAACGAAGAAGTTGATAAGAATGGTGATTTAAAAAATGTATGAGTATAATATTCGAGTTGACAGAGTTGTCGATGGGGATACTATTGACTGCTGGATTGATTTGGGTTATAATCTCCAAATTCACAAGCGTATCAGATTCGCTGGAATCAATGCTCCAGAAACTCGTACACGAGATAAAGAAGAAAAAAAACGTGGACTGATAGCTAAAGAATGGCTTATAAATAAAATAGACCCTAAAGCTGCAGGCTCTGCAAAAAACATCATTTTAAAGTCATATGAATATGGGAAGTATGGTCGTGTAATCGGTGAATTATTTATCGTTAGTGGAAGTCGCAAACAATCAATCAACAAAATGATGTTAGCAGAAGGTTTAGTAACCGAATATGATGGAGGTGCTCGCTAACTCTAGCAGGAGCACAAAATTTTAAATAGAATACAAACAGCACTACGCTTATTAGTAGTAGGTTTATTAATATATCCTTTACCTATTGCTATGGCTAACCATGTTCCAACACAAGCACCCTATGGACAAAATGCTAGTAATGATGTTAACGCAGGAACTTTTACTATTGGTATATTAGGTTCTGATGGATTTGAAGATAGTCCACCAGAAAACTACACAATATTCTTTAGTCAATCTAGTGGTATAACTGAAACAAATAGTTTTTGTGTAACTACTTCTTTTGGACATTCTGCAAACACTTGGCAGTATCACACATTTAGTCTCGACAATTT